AGTATAAGATTAGTATAAGATTAATAATTAATACCAAGCATTGATAGCCAGGCGTGGCGTCTGGGCGAATTTTTGCCCAGTAGATAAAACAAAGGCAAGGTTTAAACCTTGCCTTTGTTATTGGTTTATTTAGTTGGTTGGCTCTATATCGTTTTTATTATAACCCATTACACTAAGTTTAGGTTTTACTATCTTATCCATATCTTTCTTTTCTAGCCTATAAAGTTCTTCTTGAAGTGCTATTCTTTTCTCTTGAAAATATATAAGTGCATCAAGAACGATTTTCAATTGACCAGTTAGACGCAATTTGTCTATGGTGTTGTCTATTTTTTTATTTGTCATAGTTCTTTCTTTCTATAATAAAGGGGCGAAGTAAATCGCCCCTTGTTATTGGTTAATCAAAGAAAAGAGTATTTATGCTCAAGCGTTCTTGCTTGTGTGCCTTGCGAATTGACTCTTTCACATGAATAACTTTCTTTTCAATTATAAACCAATCGCCTTCGATTGAATCGTGAAAATCAAGCACCTCTTTAGCTTTTAAAAGAAGTGGCTTGTTGTTAGTAATAGTAGCACTTGCTTGCTTGTTCTTTTCAATTGCTATTCTTACTTCATCAGCAAACTCAGAGTTATTATACTCTGGTAAATTGCTTGGTTTTTTTGTTTTCTTAACCATTTTACTTCTCACTTTCTAAAGCTTAATTGCTTTAATATCTATGATATTACCATGCCATCCCATCAAATGCAAATTAATAATATAAATAACTTAACTTTTTTTTAGCTGCATGCAACTTCGAAGAACGCTATTCATATATGGATAGCGTTCGCCCTTCGGGCGTTTGGGTCGCCCCTTCGGGGCGGGGCTATAGGGGTCCCAAGCCTAAGGCAAAAAGATAACGGGATTCTTTTGACCCCCGATACCCCTAAATCGGGCGCCTTTTCTATGAGTTGAGCAGTGAATGAGAGATTTGGACATATCATTTGATATATATTCAAAATCCTTTATATTGGTCCCATGTTCAACGCACCAGAAGAAGTGATCCGTGAAGTATTGGCTTTGGAGGAGGCTAAGAAGAACTTATCTATTCGCAAAAAGGCACAGGAGAACTTCATGGATTTTGTGTTACATGTCTATGAGGGTTTTATAAAGGGGTCCCATCACTTAAAGGTAGCAAAGAAATTTGAACAGTTGGCCAAGAACCCTGGTTCACGAATCATTGTTAATATGCCACCCCGTCATACAAAATCAGAATTTGCAAGTTATTTGCTTCCTGCCTGGTTAATTGGCAAGAATCCGGCATTAAAGATCATACAAACCACGCACACCTCGGAATTGGCGGTGCGCTTTGGACGTAAGGTCAGGAACCTTATGGAGCTGCAAGAGTATAGGGAGATTTTTCCCGATGTGGAATTACGCGCGGATTCAAAAGCTGCCGGTCGGTGGGACACGGCGCAGGGAGGGGAGTACTACGCTGCCGGTGTAGGAGGCGCGATCACGGGCCGTGGTGCGGACTTGCTGATAATTGATGATCCGCATTCGGAACAGGACGCGTTATCGGATTCGGCATTGGACAACGCATACGAATGGTATACTTCTGGTCCGAGGCAAAGGCTTCAGCCGGGAGGCTCCATCGTCATCGTCATGACACGGTGGTCATTGAAGGATTTAACAGGGAAACTTATTCGAGCACAAACCGCCGATCCAATGGCGGACAATTGGGATCTCATAGAGTTCCCGGCGATACTGCCGAGCGATAATCTGCTGTGGCCGGAGTACTGGAAGAAAGAGGAATTATTAAAGGTCAAGGCATCGTTGTCCTTGAGCAAATGGAACGCGCAATGGCAGCAGAATCCAATCGCCGAGGAAGGGGCGATCATCAAGAAGGAATGGTGGAACGTGTGGGAGAAGGAGGAGATACCGGAGGTAAGCTATATCATGCAGAGTTATGATACCGCGTTTTCGAAAAAGGAGACCGCGGACTATAGCGCCATAACCACCTGGGGCATCTTTAAAAAAGACGAAGGGGGCCCCGACAATATAATATTGATGGACGCGCAACGCGGCAGGTGGGACTTTCCGGAATTAAAAAGTAAAGCAAAAGAGGAATACAAATATTGGGAACCCGACATGGTACTGATAGAAGCAAAGGCAACAGGGACCCCGCTCACCGATGAGCTTCGCACCATGGGGATTCCCGTGGTCAATTACACACCGAGCAAGGGTAAGGACAAACATACACGGATGCACATGGTAGCCCCCCTATTCGAATCCGGCATGGTATGGGCACCGATGAAAAAATTTGCCGAAGAGGTCATCGAGGAGTGTCTGGCGTTTCCCAATGGCGACTACGACGATTACTGCGACAGTATGAGTATGGCACTTATAAGATATCGTAAAGGAGGCTTTATTAAACTTGACAGCGACCTCCAAGATGAAGACCCTGTAGCAAGAGTACAACCTCGTATGTACTATTAACATGGGAGAAAAAACATGGAATGGTTAAAAGGTAGAATAAAGGAACCCTCAACCTATGCTGGTGTAGGGGTAGGGGTAATTGGACTAGGCATCGTGATCGACGAGCCCTTCCTCATTTTCGTAGGGATCGCAGCAGCGGTACTGGCTTTAATTTTGAAGGAGAAAGGGATACTCTAAAATGGCTTTGCCATTAATAGGAGGATTACTGAGTGCGGTAGGCGATATTGCAGGATCATGGGTTAAAGGTAAGATGGAGGAGAAGAAAGCCTTAACCTCTATAAAAGTAGCAAGAGCGAAAGCCGTGGACGATATTCTTTATTGCAGTATTGGCCGGATGCTTTTTGCCATGGACACAGGATACGGTGAAACAGGGATTTATATTTTTAGACGAAAGCACACCAGACTGGTTTGCCAATTGTATATACATTTCTATTTCTGCGAGCTTTGGCTACAGAGTAGGGAAAGCAGGATTGGGCATGATAGGTGCGGTAAAAAATGGAAACAAGATAGCGACAAAAACGGTTAAGAAAAAGGGGAAATAAACAATGGCAGAACGATTACCTCCTTCCCAAGTTGACACTCCGCTGCCAGGCGCAGGGATGCCGGTAGGGGAAGACTTGATCGAGGAGGAAGTAGAAGTTGAGGAAGTCGAAGAGGAACCCTCCGAAATTACGGAGGAAGAAGACGGCTCTGTTGTTTTGAGTTTTGAAAACGCGGTAGCGGAGGAAATGCTATCCGAGCAGGACGCTAATCTTGCTGAAGCGCTGGACGAACGCGTGCTCATGGAAATATCAAGCGAGCTTATTGCCCGATATAAAGAAGATCGTGAAAGCCGCCAGGACTGGGAAAATTCTTATTCCGAAGGACTGGAGCTGTTAGGACTGAAATATCAGGAACGCGAAGAACCGTTCCGTGGAGCAAGTGGTGTCACCCATCCGGTGATTGCCGAAGCGGTAACACAGTTTCAAGCACAAGCCTATAAGGAATTATTACCCGCAACCGGGCCCGTGCGTGCACAGATCGTTGGGGCGAATACCCCTGAGACTGAAGCACAGGCGCAACGCGTTGAGGACTTTATGAATTATCAGATTATGCACGTCATGGAGGAATACGACCCTGAACTGGATCGGCTCCTGTTTTATTTACCTTTAGCAGGGAGTGCCTTTAAGAAAATTTATTTTGATGAAACATTAGACAGGGCAGTGTCACGTTTTGTTCCGGCGGATGATTTAGTGGTTCCATACAATGCCACTGATTTATATTCAGCAGCACGGGTAACACATGTCATTCGTATGCTGGAAAACGAAGTACGGAAACTTCAGGCGGGAGGGTTTTATCGAGACATTGAGCTAGAGCCTTACGAACTGGACAATGAGCTGCGCGACAAAGAGCGTGAGCTTTCTGGAATTTCCAAAACATCCATTGATGATGACTGTACTTTAATAGAAGTGCACACCAGTTTAGATATAGCGGGATACAAACATAGGGACCCTATAGAAGGAGAAGAGACCGGTATCAAACTTCCCTATATCGTAACCATTGACTTAGAGAGTGCAAAAGTACTTTCTATTCGTCGCAACTGGAAAGAGGGCGATGAGTATTATAAAAAGCTTCAATACTTTGCCCATTACAAATTTTTACCGGGACTAGGCTTTTACGGATTTGGATTATTACATATGATAGGTGGCCTGGGTCGTTCCGCCACCTCCATCCTTCGTCAGCTCATAGATGCGGGTACTCTTGCCAATCTTCCTGCTGGCTTTAAAGCCAGAGGCATTCGTATTCGCGAGCCTGACGAACCCTTGTCTCCCGGCGAATTTAGAGATATTGATGTCCCTGGTGGGGCTTTAAAGGATAGTATCCTCCCTCTTCCTTACAAGGAGCCCAGTCAAACATTAATGCAATTATTAGGTTTTGTAGTTGACGCCGGGAGACGCTTTGCCGCCATTACTGATATGCAAGTGGGCGATGGCAATCAGCAAGCAGCGGTTGGCACAACGGTTGCTTTATTGGAACGTGGCTCCAAGGTAATGTCCGCTATTCAAAAACGTTTACACTACGCACAAAAACAAGAATTTCGTATGTTAGCCAAAGTGTTTGCAGAATCGATGCCCCCGACCTACCCCTATAATGTGTGGGGAGCGGAGGCTTTCGTAAAACAAATGGATTTTGATGATAGGGTAGATGTACTCCCTGTGTCCGACCCTAACATCTTCTCTGTGTCTCAACGACTAGCATTGGCACAGACGCAATTACAGTTGGCGCAATCTAATCCTCAGATGCACAATATGTATGAAGCGTATAGAAGGATCTATGAAGCTGTCGGTGTGCAGAATATTCAGGCATTATTGCCTCCCCCTCAACCACCACAGCCGACGGATCCTTCTATAGAGAATGCTCGTGCGATTATTCAGGAAAATTTAACAGCTTTTAAAGAACAAGACCAAGATGCACATATGACCGCACATTTATCCTTTATGAAAACACCGGTGGTAGGCTCAACCCCAGCAATTTTTGCATTACTGCTTGCGCATATCTGTGAGCATATTGCCTTTAAAGCGAGAGGAGTAGCGATGATGGAAGCGGTGACAGAAGCACAACAGGCCCAGGCGGCAGGACAGCCTGAACCTTTAATAGATGGCGAGTCTCGTGTAGCAGAATTAATCGCGCAATATACCGAAGAAGTATTTGCCACCTTGATGCCTCCAGGAGGAGATCAGGTGGATCCATTGGTCATGTTGCGTGAAAAAGAACTTGAGATTAAAGCAACCGATATTCAACGTAAGGCTTTAGAGTTTGATACCCGTATGGAATTCGAAACAAGTCGTGAGGAGGGTCGACAAGACTTAACACGTGAGAAAATTGACTCCTCTGAAGATATTGCGCAAATGCGTGCAAAGATAGCAAGGGAGAAGATACGGAAAGACTATAAAGTAGGAAATTAACATGGCGAGAACAAATGTGGTGAAAGTAGAGGCGAGATTGAATACACATGAAGCAGTATGTGCAGAACGTTGGAAAGAAACTATTTTACGTATACGACGTTTAGAACATATATTGATAGGTGGAGCAGGTACTATAATTGTATTGCTTGTGACTATGTTATGGAGAACAGTATGAAACGACCTAAAGGACTAGCAGGGCAAATGGCAAAACAAATGCACACAACGAAAGGTGCTGCCAAGGGAATGCTTGTTCGTGCAAAGAAAATGAATGATGAAGAAGGTTTTCAAGGAGGAGGACCCGTTCATCATAGTCCAAGTAGCGGAGTCCGGCGTCTAAGCGATAGTATTCATCAACCACGACCTCGGTATTTTGTCCGAGGAGGAGGAGTCGCTGTCCGAGGTAACACTTATAGAGGAGTATCGTAAATGACAACCCCACATAGAAGAACTCAATTAATGCAATTGGCACAAGATGCTCGTGAGGCAGGCAATCACGATTTATTTGAAGAGGTTCGAAGTGATATTTTTAAAGAATTTAATCTCGATATAGGAGGTATGGCAGAAGGAGGTGTGAGCCTCCAATTTGACGAAGGCGAAGTCGCAGAAACCATGTTCCGTGGTGGAGCAGGCTTCAAAGGACATTTTTAACAATAACAAAGGAGAAAAAAAATGGGAGATTTAGCTAAACCCGCACTAATACTGGGTATATGGGAGAAAATGGATAAATTGAAAAAAGGCAAATTTACATTTACTAAAGAAGACTTAAAAATAATAAGACACTT